CATGATAACGATCTCGCTGGACTTAGGATCAACGTTAAAGGTGTATAGACTGTTATGGCGGAACTCTGGTGCTGTAGTTTGGTATGCTAGTAACAGTGCTGTAATCGCTTCAAATACCATTATATGTTCTTCGCCGAATCTAGTATGCTTTCTAACTTGGCTTGTCGTTCCATTAGATGAAAAAACAGTGCCAGAGTGTTTGCGGCATCTACCTCTGCTCTGTGTGCCTTACCTTTAAAATGCAGTTTAAAGTAGCCCATGGCACTTGCTAATCCACCGCTAGGCGCTTTACCTCTGGTCAGCATCAAGTATGTGTACCAGGTCTTAACATCTATCCAACGACGGCCAAAATGCGGAAAATCTGCATGATTTTTAGCAAATTCTGCCAATAATTCCACACTATCCGATCCGCCCCATGTGACCGGCGAAACAAAACACTTATGCTCTTTAATCAGCTCACTGAGCTCACGGGCAACATGTTCGTGACTATATGCTTCTGCACGTATATCAGCATCAGTTATACCTGTTAGATCATTGATAAACTCACTGATAGGTTCTTGTGGATCTATGTACCATTTACGGACTACATAGTCTTCAAAGCGTGTGTTCTTATCACCTATAGCTACACCAACCTGTATGATCTTACCACTGGGCTGATTTAACTCTAGATCTAATGCTAGAAACTTGCTGTCTGCTATCATGCATAATCTTTCTGCGGATAACTAGCAGTTAGCCATTCGGCCATGTTGCTAGCATTCTCACTTAACTTGACCAGATCATACTTGCCACAGAACTTCAGAAACTGAGCACCTACCATTGGTTGATTTTTAGCTATCTGCCCACTGGCGATAGTTTCTGCTATCTTAACTTTGACATCATCTGGTTGTTGTGTTAGATCAACTAGGACTCGATTACGTTCATAGTCATCTAATACACGATGTTCTACGCCATTATGGTCAACCCAACGCTGTAGCATGAGGTTGTTCCAATTATAACCTTTGGTTGTACGATCAGCATAGGCTTCTTCAAGTCCTACTTTGTTCTTACTACCTTTGGTGCGCACGCCTGGAAATGCGGAAAATATGTTGTCTGTAGGATCACCACGCATACACTTTTCAAAAAGTATAAACTTAGGATCTGGAATCTTTTTAGGTTCTTTAGTTTTCTTATCTAAGACAGGTTTACCTTTCTTGTCAAAGATACCTTTTAGTGTATGAAGTTCGTCACTTATCCCGTTATATTGATTAACATTATCAGCCAGTAACTGATAGAAATCAGTGTCGCTACTAACAATAGTGTGATGATCATCTGGGTGCGCCTGGATAAAGCCTGCGATAAGATCATCCGCCTCCAACTCCGAATGCTGAAGTACCGTGCAGTTTGTTCGTTCTGCAATGAATGTCTTGAGCGCATCAAATGTCTCCCAGAATAGTCGATCTTCTTCCGCTTCTGCTTCTGTTAAGGCCGCACGTGCCACACTGCGATTTTTCTTATAAGGTTCGTAGAAGTCCTTGCGCCAACTACGTCCTTCTAAACAGAATATAACATGATCAGCTTTTTGGTCACGCCATGATTTGTTTACTGAAGCTAGGGTTACGTGGATAGCAAAACCCAGCTTGTCCCAAGTATCACTTTGGCGATGTGCTGAATGTCGGGCTCTGAAGAATGTGTTTGCTGTGTCTACAAGTAAGTATCTCATGCAAACATTATACAACCAAATTTGATTAAAGTCAACTGATTTCCGTTCTACCGTTGCCTAGGTCTCTACGGTTATTTGGACGATTGCTGGGATCAGCCATTTCTTGCTCATAGTTTTCCAATACGACATTTTGACAAACACTACGAAACCAATTGTCTACGATGTCTTGATCTGTTTTACCTTGATAGCCAGCACGTATCAAATTGGCTACAAATTTATCATTCCAATCTAATTCAAAACTACCTGCACCTGGGTTATCCTTGTCAATCTCAATACTTAATACTTCTACCCAGGGTTCACCACGGTCAGTGGCTAACTCTTTGGGAGTCTTTTTGATTTTTTGTTCTTTAATGACTGGAGCTTCTGGTTTACTACCAAACAAGTCTTTGATTAATTTCTTTATCATTACATTTCACCTCGACCTAATTTTTGATCCATGTCTAATTCCATATATGCTTCATCTAATAGGTGTGCATTTTCCATACATTCTATGTATTCACGGCACCAATGTTTTATTAAATTCCACATATTAATCATTGAATAAATCTACAGTTTCCCATGGTAAGTTTGCTTTACCAAAATGTCCATAGTTAGTTGTTTCACTATAGATAGGACGGAACAACTCAAATCTATTTATGATGCCTGCTGGTGTCAGATTAACATTCTCACGTATCCACTGAGTAATAGTGTTATCAAACTCGATACCCAGATCTGTCTTAACAAACAAGCTGGTAGGTTCTTTAACACCAATGGCATAACTGAGTTGAACAGTAGCTTTGTGGGCACCTCGACTAGCCACGATATTCTTAGCAAGATAACGAGCCATATAAGCCGCACTACGATCTACCTTAGTAGGATCCTTGCCAGAGAATGCACCACCACCGTGTGGACTATAACCACCATAGGTATCAACGATGATCTTACGCCCTGTTAGGCCAGTGTCACCATCTGGCCCACCAATAACAAATCTGCCAGTTGGATTGATGAGATATTCTGTATTGGTATCAATCAGATTGTCTGGTAGAACGGTGTCGATGATAGTCTTAACTTGTTCACGTACATCTTCGATGGCTATCTCGGCTGAGTGTTGTGTTGAACATACTACCTTAGAAATACGACGTACACTACCATCATCATTGTATTCCATAGTCACCTGTGATTTAGCATCTGGCCCTAACCATATCGCTCCACTCTTACGCACAGCAGTTAACCGTTTAACAATCAAATGACTGTAGTAAATAGCACTGGGCATCAGATCTGGTGTTTCATTAATAGCATAACCAAACATAAGTCCTTGATCACCTGCCCCAAATGAGTCAGTGCCTAGGGCGATGTCTGCACTTTGTCCGTGCATCAAGTTAGTGATCTCCGCAGTTTCCCAATGGAACCCATCTTGCTCATAGCCAATATCACGGATAACACGACGGACTGCATTAGCAACTTCGTCTTGATTTAATATACCTTTGTATTCACCCGCAATCACTACACGATTAGTAGTTACTAGGGTTTCGCAGGCACAGCGATAGGCAGTATTACCTTCACGCATCATTAAATCCAACACAGCATCACTGATAGCGTCTGCTACTTTATCTGGATGTCCTTCACTAACACTTTCACTGGTAAACAAATAACTCATTAAATCCAACCTCCGGCTCTGGCAATGCCAATTAATCCAACTAAGATCCAAAATCCATTTAACAACGTATAGGCAGGATCTTTCCTAATACTTGCACAATATGTTAATAGTATAGCATCAATGGTGTTAAAGATCCATACAAACATAAACGGACTTGCTGGTCCTAACCATGACACTAAACTAAAACTAATGATGCGCATGATAACTCCGATCATTTCCATTTGTGGAATGTGTGAGTTGATGTAACTTAATACTTTGTTCATTTTTATTTCCCCCATGAATTCCCCCAAAGGTCAACATGTAACCTTGGGCTGTAATAATAACCACGACGCATAGCCTCGTCAGCTACATTAAACTTATTACCATCGTAGACTTTGACTACACCACCTACTGGCATGATATAAACAACACCTTTAAATTTTGCACGTCTGTATTCTGTTACAGCACGATCAACTTCATCAAAGTCTGCAGGTGATTCGACTACAAATTTAAGATAGGTTGTGCCAATCTTTTCATATGAACGAACAATCTCAGGCTTAACTGCATCGGCCCATGCTTCGCCACTTGCACTTAGTTTAGCACTAACTGAGAATGTTATTTCACGACTACCACGATTCCAAAGTTTTAGATACTTAGCAAAGTCTTCATGTAGTTCCTGAGTACCATTTGTTTCAAATGTTAAGTTCTTTAGATTATACATATCCTTGTGACCTAACAAGTCTGGATAAGCACGTTGCCATCCTAGCAACGGTTCACCACCTGTGATGACCAAATGAGTATCATTACCATTAGGCATCTGCCAACTGTTGCTGGGCACTAGATCTAACATACGTTGAACTACCGCATCGATAGTTAGCAATGGACTAAACTGTTTGAATCGAGGATCCCATGATGCATAACTGTCACAGCCTGTATTAACTAAAGGCAGTTCTTCATATATGCGATACTTTGTGGGATCGATAAACTCACGCTCTGTGCTCATCTGCGTGCGATCCTTCATACCAAACCCACCACAGGTAAAGTTACAACCAAATGTTCTTAAGAATACACTTGGGACACCAATAAAACGTCCTTCACCTTGTGCTGAATAAAATATTTCACTGACTTTAAGTTTACTCATTGCTATTCTCTGTTATATTGGTTTTCAAGATATGTTGTAGTTTCATAAGCATCCATATATTGTAACACACCTGTTGATGTGATGTCAACCTTAGCGTTCCCAAGGGTAAACGATCCAAACATCTCGTTCGGCTTTGTTGATTGTTTTTGCACAATAATCCACCTTTCTACTAAACTTACTGCTCAAATTATCGATTAATACAGCAAAACGTACATTGTTGCCCCAAACATCGGTCCAGGCTGGATCATTTGGTAGATTAATTCCTTGCCAATCGTTGATGATCCAATCTAATGTAGCACCAGTATCATTAATATCATCTAAGATAAGAATGTTTTTACGTAGACCGGGATCACTGGTAGGTTCACCCGCTGGGCGAGGAACCGTGCTGGCACTCAGATACCCAAAAGCATCTTCAGCCATCCAGCAGTTGCTCTCAGTGTCTGCATGATCACGCAGGCTTACCTTAAGTGTATGCATTGGAATACCTAAGGTATTACTCATGATCACAGCAGGAATCAATCCACCTCTGGTCAATCCTACGATATAGTCTGGACGCCAACTATCTTTATACATGTCAAATGAGATTTTATTAACCCATTCATGTATCTGGGTATAATCATAATATACTTTTTCTACGCTATCCATTTAAATAACTCCTTCCAGTTGGTATTACGTCTACGATCCATTTCATCTAAAAAAAACTTTAGATTAGCAATCTCTTGTTTATTTGGTTCTGCTGAGTTTATTTCAGCCCAAATGCCTTGCATATATTTTACTGCTTCTTGCTCTTGTGTAGTATCCTTAGGCATTAACTCTAATATCTGTTTAAAATCTTCTTCGAACATTTTACCACCAAAAATAGTTGGCTTTAAATAATCAGGACCTGGTGTTGCTCCACTAAAAAACTGTTGAACAGATTTTTTCTTTTTCCATTCTCTGAGTTTGATTAATAGCTCGGGCATGGTTTTAATAGTCAACGGAGTTATAACTTGATTAATGTTAATACATAACCAAGATTGATCTAATAGATAGTTAAAGTTGTGTTCCCATTGGGTCAGATTAATTCCATATCGAACATACTCTTGTTGTGGTCCCCAGCAGTCTATACTACAGGTTATTTCTAATCTACGTATTTTTTTCTGTGCCACTAACTGTTTAAATTTTTCAACGTAGTTTTTAAGTTTATTTTCATCTATAGATAAGTTTGTCACTATATTAAACTCTAACTGCGGATGAGGATTACGATCAAAAAAATCTAGAAAATCATCAAACTCACGTTGATAAAATGGTTCACCGCCAAGCACATGAATTCGCTTGAGCACTCTGTAGTTGTTTTTCATCCACACCCAAAACTTATCAATAAGCTGTGCGTGTAACGTTGCATCTGTATCGACTATTTGAAACGTAGTAAACTTATTTAGGTCAATCTCAGGTAGTTGATGACTAAACTTTGTATTTTCATGGTTTAACTTTGAACTAAGTTCTCCATGACAATACACACAGCTAAGATTACAGGTATTGTTTAAGTAAACTTCTAACAGTCGTGGGCTAACTTCTATCGCTGTGACATTTTCTTCTAGTTCAAAAGGGGTAAAGTCAGGGATAGCAGTATGTAATAATCTATCACTAGATCCACCTGCATCTTCGATGTTTTTACAATATTCACACCCACCGCTCGGCCACTCACCTTTGAGCATCTTTGCTCGATGTTCTAGTTTAACTGCGGTATTGTGAAAGGTATCGAATGTGTCAGGTGTTATACGTGATTCAGCAGCTCTGTGGCAAGAACGAGTAATGCCAGAATGAAGAAATATAGTCGACCATGCCCACTTTAACTGACAAGCGGTTTCTGTTTTAATAGGAAAATATTTTTTATCAGACATACCATGAATCAACGCATTAATTCCATGGTCATAATTTTAGCAATAGCATCGGTTTTATGTTCATCATCGTCGTTGATGATATGCATATTTGTAGTCCATTCCTGACGTGCCTTATCCCAGCGTCCTACTTCAAGAATGACGCCACCTGTAGCATTATAGATACGAAAGTTAGTTTCTGGATTACGTTCAAAGAAGTTAGGTGCATCATTACGGCATCTGATTGGGGCAACGTCATCATCAAGAGTGCCCCAATCATCAAAACGTTCTACACCTAACCAATTACAGATCTTCTTTTTAATCCAACGCATGATTATCCTTTATAGGCTCTTACACTAACAATCTTATCATCATTAAATGAAATTACGTCTGTAACCAATAATTTATCTGTACCATTGATTAGTATTTCTAATTCAGCGGCTACAGTATCACCATCTTGATATAATGCTGTGGGTGTTACGTGGATAGTCTCAACGCTATCAAAAATTATCTTATAGATAGCAGTAACACTGTCGATGCCATCTGCGGCATTTTCCCAATCACGCAAAGTGATATTATTATCAAACCCAGCCACTAATCCGTTAAGATCTTTTTGTGAAAAAATTTCAAAATATTTATTGGCTAATTGTTTTAAATCCATTGTTATTCTCCTTATCTAGGCGCAAACTCTTGTTGGAGTTTGATATTGTCAAAAAATTCTTTCTTGGTGTTACCATCATTTTTAAAAGCACCTTTCAGCACAGTAGTCTGTGTTAGACTTGAATGTGCCATGATGCCTCGATTTTCACAGCAACCATGCGTGGCCTGTATATAGACAGCTACGTTCTCACTGCCTGTGGCCTTCATTATTTCTCTTGCGATGTCGTTAGCAAGTTCTTCTTGTAGTGTACCACGACGAGCACACCATTGAGCAATACGAGTATACTTAGACAAGCCAATAAGTTTCTGTGCGGCGATAATACCAATGTATGCTACACCAGCCACTGGTTGATGATGATGGCTACACATACTGCGAAGCTCACTGCGGACTACTAACATTCCTTCATATCTATCCTTGCTATCATTTGGGAAAGCTGTAGCATCTGGTGCTGGATCATAACGACCTGACATGATCTCATATAGATACATTTTAGCTAGTCGACGTGCTGTGCCTTGACTGTTTGGGTCATTGTGTCTATCAATCAATAGACTGTCGAGAACACCTTCAAATTTGGTAGTTAGTTCATCTACTAGTTCTGCACGTTCTGATTCTAAGATGTGCTCTGAGATATTGTCACCTGCCCAATATCTAGTATCACTTGCTTGTATGCGTTCAAGAATTCGTTCGCTTATTGTTTTATCACTCAATTTCTATCTCCGATGTTAAGGCAGAGGATTGCCGTATTGTTAATATTATATAGGTTATTTAGGTAGTTGTCAAACTTATTTGATAATAATATCACGTAGATCTGGATATTGGAAGTATTTAGGTTCTTGATTAATATTAGGTAATAAATCTAATCCCTTTACTGCTTCTTCAATAGTGGGTTTATAGTGATACCCAACACGGAATGTTTTTTGATCTTCCCATGGGGTAATAGATAAGTCACGGCCATCATAACACTGCTGTTTAAGTGTGTCGTAGACTTCTACATCATCAGTAAGTACAGCACCACCACGACCAATCTCAAGTGGTTTGCTATGTCCAAAACTCAAACACTGTAGTTGTCCTGATCTATACATATCTTCTTTGAGCAATCTAGCCGAATCCCAAATACGTGTGCCGACAAATTGATATTCACCAATCCACTGTTTGTCAGTATAATCGTAACTAATGCCCAACTTGTGCATGGTCATTGGAATACTAAGATATGTATGCGCTGGAAATAACACACGACTAGACTTATCATAACGTAGACATAGTTCAATAGCGTGTGTACAACAGTCAGTCATGACTGCATAAGGTGCACCTGTGAACTTGGCTAGTGCGGATTCAAACTCTGCGATCTTTTCAAAGCTCATTACTTGATATTTTCTAAGAGTTTAGTTGCAGAAAAGAAATCTTTAGTTAGTGATTCTGCATTGGCACGAACTAAAGATAGTGTGCGTTCATAATATTCCATATGATATATGATCATATCCGTAACTTCAGATTTATGTGCTAGATAACTATCCCATGATTCTGTATACACACTTGGATATTTAAGGATACCTGTGTACATTTCACTATAACTTAGTCGATCTGGTACTAGCGGAACAGCATCTACTAGGGCACCTTCATAACAACTGATACCTAATGTTTCCTGCAGATTGGCTGACCAAACAATCTTAGCTGATCCTAGCAAGGTATGATATTGTAATTTACTCAACTGCTGATCTTGACAGACAATCCACTCATACTCGGGCATAGATGCCGCAAGATCACGGAATATCTCAACTTGTTTCTCTGGTGCTATGCGATGCGGGAATAAGATTAAATCACGTTTGGGCATTCCTTTAAACGGCTCTAAAATATCTTTAAGGTATTCCATAGGCCACCCACTGTGTATAATTTTACTCTTGTCTACTTCTTCAGCAAACAAGTTCTTCTCAAACATATTGATATGAAACTGTGTAGCAAAGTAGTTATGATCGATAGCATGAAAGAATGCTTTTTCACTATGTCTGATCCACGGTGCATCACCGATCAATCTGCCTAAGAAGTCCTGTGGATCATAACTACCAGCGTGCCATAGTGCGTGTATAGTTACCTTTATACCAAGAAGTTCTGACATATACTTAAGATTAAGTATGCCAGGGTGCCAAGCGTCAGTAAACAGAAAATGATCGCCAGCAGTGACTCTACCTTCTGTAAATAATCTACCCATCTGCTCAACTTGATTGGCTTTATAGATGTTAGTTCCGCCAAAATTAAGAAAAGCGCCAGGTGTAGTAGCAGAAGGAATATCGCTAGGTCCACTAATAATGGTGACATCATGTCCAGCCTTTCGTAAGAGAGCAGGTACATGAGTCTTCCATTGGCCCGTGTACCTTGTTTCGACTGCTTCTAGATCAACTAGAAATACAGTCATTACTGTCCTCGATTTTGTTTAGTGTAGACGATGCCATTACGGGCTTGCCATTGTTGACGTTTCTTGCGACGTTCTTGCCATTCTTTATATTCTACGCTACGATAAAGATCCGCTGGATCATACTTGATCATGCGGAAACGACAATAGTTTAACCATGCTTCCAGATCTTGGAAGATCTGACGAACTTCTGATTTCATGGTATATTTGCGAGGTTCTTGTGCCACAATAATTTCTCCTATACAGTGACAGTTTGATAAGGACGAGTATGATTATACTCAACGTAACACCCATTTTCGCCATCTTCAGATACTTCTATCCAAACATCACGACCTGGATACTTGCTTGCGATCTGATCATACAGATCATCTGCGATCATTTCACAGCTTTTATAGTTTAACTCCAATATACCACTGTAAAGATTTTCTACCCAGCGTTTAAATTGTATAAACTCTAGTTCACGATCATCGTGGTATACATCAATACTTATCCTAAAATGAAACATATGACGATGCGGATGTGCTAGGAAACTAACATCTGCTAGTTTAGGATCTGTAGCCGCTGCAGGAAAACAATGGATACCTTCACGTTGGAAAGTAACCCACACTTTCTTCTGTGCGGCTTTTCTAATACGTTCTATACGTTCACGTTCTTCTAATATCATTTGATAATCTCATCCTTACTATACTGATCCCAATCAGTAAAGCTCTCTGTTGTTGTTAAATCACGTAGGCGATGACACCAAACACCTGGGTTTGAATAATCAAAGTCTAGATCGTCTAGCTTAATTGTAGCATTATATCCTAGCTGTGTCAAGTAGGGTAATTTTATCGAAATTTGTGGAATAAATCTACGATGACCAATAAATGTACACTCTAGCACACCTTGTACTACTGCGACGTCAAAATCCAGGGTACACCATAAGCCTGCGGTCAAGCATTGATCAATCATACGTTCCCACGGACGCCACCCATCGGCATCATCTGTGGCTAACTTAGGAAAACTTTGATTAGCACCAAAATAAATGTGTTTACACTCTTTTTCTTTAGCTAATGCGATGATTTCTTCTGCACGCTGTATACCTACTACAAACAATGTTTGCATACCAAACGCAGGAGTCCGTTCAATCTCTACGCCTGTAAAGAATGTTATTGCTTCTGCTGTGCCCGAATCGTATTCACGTTTCATACTAAGCCTTTTAATTTAGTTTTAGTTTCTTCAAGCTCACGTTTAACATCAGCTTTTTCAAATTTCATTTTTTGCATTGACTTATCAGTAAGATAATGTGTATATCCATCTTTAATTTTCTTATCTAACTCAGCATGACGTTCTTCTAAGTGTTTGATATGATGTTCAAGTTTTTCCTTGTTCATATTACTCTCCTAGTTCGTTTTCTAAAGTATCTAATACGCCTTCATCTAATCCGCTGTCATCTACGTGATATTCTTCCTCTTCTTCACTTTCAAATAAACTATTAAACATAGTTGACGCATTGATCGTTTTCTTACCTGTAGCACCACGTGTGCCGATAATGCTCATCCAGAATTTACTAAACTCATCAATGATAGCCAGTGCCGTACCTTTGTCACTGGTAGCAAAAATAGCTTCTACTACGTCACGGAAGTAAACACGATCAAATGTTTCTTGCACTAACATACGAGGAGTTACACCTTGGTCATACCGACGATTGGCTTCTTGCACTGCACTAATATGACTCCAAACATTATGACCCATCTGGATAGCATAACTAAAACTATCCCACGAAGTCCGGCCTTCTTTACCAATCTTGTTTAAATCACCAGGCTTATAAATGCAGACATCTTTGATAGTACAACGTTCACTGATTGGGCTATTTGTAAAATTAGCAAATAACTTGTCTTGAAGCACTGCATCACGGAATCTGCGGGTATCTGTAGAATATTTCTTATCGTCGACACTAGGTACCATCCTGTAGACCCATTTTTCTCTGTCGGTGATTTCTGTTTGGATGTAGATCTGTCCATTAGCACTAGCCAAGAATGGACTAGCGCAGTCAAACGATATTGTAAAGTTTTCATTATGATGCTTTCTTACTGCTCTTTGTATGTCTGTTAATAAGCATGCCCACTCAAGTTTACTTGTACCTAAGAAGTGCATCCAATCATGTAGACCTTTTTCTAATAAACCATCAAAGCGTAGTTCAACTAGTCTGCGTAGCACCAGATGCACATCACACATGTTCTGACCACCCATAGCCCAACCTTCAAATGGTTGTGCATACTGTTTAGGATCGCAATACTTCTTCATGCGATCATACCAATCGTCAGCATCTGCGTGATTTTCACCTTGTAAGACGTTTAAGAACTTACAAGCACCTGTACGATTCTTCATGAAGTAGTCGTTGTTAATGTAAGTGCCCTGCACCGCCTCGATATATGTGTTAATACCTGTGGCCTTACGACCTGCTGGACTACGAGCTACCCATGCTGGAATATCTAAGATCATGCCGCGATCCATGTAAGCATCCATCCACGACAATACTAGCTCACGTTTCTTCTGCGCTTTTGGACAGTTTGGATCTTTCCAATCACCTTCCCACACACCTTTACCAATCTGGAAACCACCACTATCACCTAGGATAAATGATCTACTGCGATCTCTGTTACGCACCATATCTTCTTTGGGACTGTGTTTGTTTACATCAAGCTCTGCGTGACCTGCTGAGTATAATGCCCAATGATAAGGAAAGTAAGCAGCATCTGGGTTAAGCCAGTTAAGTCCTTCTATACCGTTTTCAAAATCTGCTGGGATACGTGCAGGGTCTACATACGTAGGATCATGTCGTTGTTTGCCTACATAGGTAGCATAGAAGCCACTCAGTGCTGGTAAGAATACAGCATAGTCTAGTTGTTTATTAGTTAAGTTATCACGATTCATAAAATTTTACGCTGCCGATTAGTTTATAGTCTGGTTCAAAGTGCTGTTGTAATTTTAACCCAAGTTCTGGATTTTGTTTAAGTAGTTTGACATAGTATTCTTTAGTTGTTCGACGATCATCTTCATCACTGGCATTATACTCTATTGCTATGTCAACATTGGTTCTATAACCTCGATTATAGATCCAATTGTTTACGTTTTTTCTTAGACTATCATTAACCAGCATAAATGTTGCTCGACTTAAATCCACACCTTGTAAAAAATATGTCTGTAGATCTGTGTGATCATCGAATGTTATGCGATTAAACACTTCCTCAGCTGATAAATCTTGTTTGCTATTGTATAGATATTGTGTAATACCACTGCACCAACGATCGATAGGGTCACGCAACACGATCAGGTTTTCGTTGCTGTTTATTAAAGTCTCGCTATGATGCCAAAAGCCGCCTGAACCAATCAGCACACCTTTAACAAAACTGCTGGCATTTTTTGGAACGTGTATGTAGCTAATATTATTAACTTCATCAACCCAACATTCACCTAGCCTATGCCCAAGATGTGCCCAACGGCCTAGTGTCATTACTTGCTCTGTGCTGGTAAGATATAGTTATAAGTTGCTAACCCACTATTAACAGTGATCTGTGCAGCACCTTCATCACTGATACTAAACTTCTTATCACCTGCTAGATTTAAGATGCTCAATACAGCATTAACTGGCCATGACCAACCTTTGCTCAATGTACCGCTTACGCCTGCTTGGAATACAAAGTTACCTGCGTGACTGCTGTGGTCACCAAATGATAATTCTAAATTACCGTTGTTAGTTTTAGCAGTAAAGTTGTTTTCTTCACTGTTAGCTGACGCTTGGAATTTAAGTCTTTGGATATTTGCTACAGATGGCTCAAACTCTACATGCCATGTTACTGGACGCATTTTAACTGTTTTAAGTTTGTCATTGACAATCTCTTGGCTCATAAAACGATAGTCGTTTTTAAAGTCTCCAGCTGCATTTTCAAAATGTAAGCCCACTGCTACCTGTTCTCCGTTTCGATCTTGGCGAGTTAAACTAATCTTAGCGTTGTCTTTGTATTCTGGAATACCTAAGATAGTGTTTAGTTTACCCAAGTTTGGCATACCAAACGTGCCAATAAACTCTGCTACTGGTCCATTTAGTTTAGCCTGTACGATAACGCTACGATCTTCTGCTAGTGCTTCAATGTTGGTTTCCGTGTCTGTGCCTGATACTTTAACTAAGTCAATAATGCCCAAGCCATAAGTGTTTTTAACGATGTCTAATAGATGGTCTCTCATATGTTTCTCCTTTGATAATATATTGTATATGGTTTATTTAGATCTTGCAAGTAGTTTGATAAAATTATTTTCTCCCGACTAATCCCTGTGCTTGTGAACGTTTTATTGTGGATAGTTGCCCAGGTTTCTTTATTTCAATCCAGCTGATGTGGCTTACTTCATCATTATTTGGTAAATCGACGCTGTTAACAATTTCATAACCGAGTTTGGTAACTAATTTAACCAACTGTCTTTTTGGAATCCAACTCATTCCGCCACGTTCACTTAGTTGGCATGAAGTATAAAGATCTCCGTTATTATAACTAAACATTATTATACCTCCCGGGCGAAGTATTTTAATAACTTGCTCGAGGTACTTTTCTACTACGGTAATCTCGGTATAGTTAAACAGCATCCAACTTAAAATAAACCCAAACTGATTATGAGGTAATAAACTTAAATCATGATTAGATATAAGATATTTCCTTAACCTTCTATTATAAAGATCATTGAATTGAGAAGAAACGTTATCAATATACTGTAACTCTAAATCACACAAATATAAAGGATCATTGGCGACCAGTTCAGAAGTATACTCAGAGTTCCTACATCCTAACTGCATACCTGGGAAATGCCAATCAGCACGATGGTGTATCCTTGACCTTACTGCCCTATCAACCTCTTCATTTATAATAAAATCTAATTTATGATAATGTTTAAACAGCTCGTCGTCGGGATTAATTAATATTTCATTAGCTAAATGGTCAACGGCTTGATTTATTTCATCAACTAAAGTAATCAATGGGGTTCTAATAGCATTAATATGTTGATGCACCTCTTCAAACTCTGCTAATGCTTGATTAATTTTTTCTTCTACAGACGGTAAGGTAATTGAAGTATTTTCCATGAGAACAGAATGTAAAACTTTACTCATATCAATAAAAGATTGATCAAGATTTATCTGTTCAACTTTGGTGATAAACGTGTCACGAAATTTTATTAGATCGCTGACTAACATGGTTATTCAAACGTGAATAGACTGTCAAAGGTTGTGGCGATCTGTGTATTTTCACTGATCTTCCAGTTCAACACACCTAATAAGTTTTCTACCTTTTGATCTACGATACCAGTTTCCATGCTGGCATCATCAAATGGTAACTCTTTAAACCACACAGGAATGTGTGTTTCGTCTGTTGGGTATCCGACACTGCTATATCCCAATGGATTGTCTTTTAACTTACATACCACAGTTTTCATACCATCAACGATTGACATCGAATAGTTAT